ATGCCTGATGCCTTGAATATCCCTAATGAGCTGATTGATCTACAGCGCACTTCCGACGCTGCACATGCGGCGCTCGCCGGCCTGGCCGACGAAGAGTGGGATATGCAGTGGCGCGCGTGGGGCGAGGCGGCCCGCATCGTACAGGCGGCGATCACGGAGCATGCGCGGGCGGGAGGTCTGAACAGGTTCGAGGTCGAGGCGGCGGTCAAGCGTGCCGCCCGACACTCCAAGTAGACTCGAACATGTGAACGATCTACCGCCGGACCTCCCCCGCCTCCGCACCCTGGAGACGTACCTGGAGCTGCAGCTCCAGCGGGTCCGCGACGCCATCGAGGGGCTGGAGCCGACGAAGGAAGAGACTAAGGCGGAGGGCTGGGTGCTTCAGCACATCCCCAGCCCTCGCGACAAGCCCCTCAGCTGGCTCCACACCTCGACCTGCATCCTCGCCAAAGGTGGCGCCCGCCTCACCCGCCGCGAGGCCAGGCTCGCCCTCGCCGAGGCGGGAGTGCGCCCTTGCGAGACCTGTCACCCGGAGCGGGTTCTCACCTCGGACTAGCGCATAACGTTCCCTTATGCGCTAGGAGATTGGTATCCTGATGGCATGTCAAAGTCCTCCCTCGCCGGGGGGCGAGCCATCGCCCGAGAGCTCGACAGCGCCCGGCTTCGACTCCAAACCGCATACAAGGAACGCCGTCGCGCTGACGAGGCGGTCGCCATGGAGAGGCAACGCATCCAGCACTTGGAAGCACAGTCGCTCGCAGACCCAGGGCACGACTTCGGCGACCTCACCAACCTCCTCCGTCAGATCGACCCCGAAGAGTTGAAGAGGTTCAGTCCGACGTGCGTCTACTGCCGGGCGCCCATGTCCTCGCACGCGGCCATCAACCCCTGCCCAGGCGACGCACATCAATGTCAAGCCGTCATAGAGGAAGGGACCACGCCCACGGCATTTCAGCAGTACGGCCGCGATGGGTGGCGGTGCGGCCAGCCCGGCTCGTTCAATCCCACAGGCACGGCCTGGAATTGCACGGCTGGCCACCGCACCGATCGACCGTGCGAGCGGCGCCCTGGCTGGGGTGAGAGCGACTGCCTGGACGGCTGCCCGTGTCGAGACTTGGGGAGGAAGTCGCGGTGACGCTCCCCATCCAGCGACCCGGGCAGTCGATCGCGCTGCCCGGGTCGGATCTGTTCGAGGAAGTCCGCCGCAAGCTCGTCGATGACCTCGGCCTCGTCCAGGTTGACCGCCGTGGGCAGGAGCGCATCTACCGGCCCCGCGCCGAACTCCTCGCCGAAGCCGTCACCCCCGAGGCGTTCGTCATGGTCATGGATTGGCTGTCGTCCACCCGGCGCGGCAGCCTCCAGACCAAACGCAACTACGTCGACGACATCCGCCGCGTCTGGGGCGGCTACGCGCAGGAACTGGGCCACGAGCGGTTCTTCCTCGGCTGCTTCACCGCCGACCACATCCGGGCCTGGCGCCTGCGCATGGAGGGGAGGGGGAAGCCGCCGACGACGATCGCCCGCTACCTCAACGCGCTCTCCTCGCTCCACACCTACGCGGCCGAAAAGATCGACCTGCCCAAGAACCCCGTCACTCAAGACGACCGGCCGAAGGTCGACAAGGGCAACACCTCCCGCAGCACCCCAGTGCTTGAGGTGTACGAGGTCCAAGCCGTGGCCACCCAGGCTGAGAACGGATTCGACGAGCTCGTCGTCAGGCTGCTCTACACCCTCGCCGGACGGGTCTCAGAGATGTGCGCCGCCGACATGGATGCTCGAGTCGAGCGTGGTCGCCGCTCGTACATCGACCTCACCCGCAAGGAAGAGAAGGAGCGGCTGCTCCCGCTGCCCATCACTGTGGCCGAGCTCCTCGACGCCCACACCGAAGGCCGCACGGAGGGCCCTCTGCTCCTCGACTCCGAGGGGCGCCGACTCGACCGCCACGACGTGGCCCGGCTCCTCGCCCGACTCGGACGCAAGGCCAAGGTGCTGCCCGGCCGGAAGCTCACCCCGCACGTCCTGCGAGCCAGTCGCATCACGCACATGCTCGACGCCGAGGTCCCCCTCGCCGAGGTCCAAGCCTTCGCCGACCACGACAACCCGGCCACCACGGTCGGCTACTGGAACCGGCGGAACAAGGGCCAGCGGAACGCCGCGCACGTGGACGCCGGCGAGGCCGTCTTCGCGGACGTGATGCCACAGTACCGCCGCTGACCTGTGGGAGGCTCAGAGCGGATGGCGTCGAGGTGCTTCTCGGCTGCCTCTTCCATGGCGTGGAGGACGGCGAGCGTCGCAGCATCGTAGGTGGCGAGGGTGGCGTCCGGCTGGCGGTGGGCAAGGGCGGTCATGTGGCAGGCTCCAACTGATCCCAGAGCCACAGGGTGTGCGTCGTGTGACGCCGCTCTCGGCCGCACGTCCTACAGTGCGTCGGCCGCCAGCGCGCTTGCGGGGCGAACGCGTGGAGTGGCTTCCGCCAGTGACCTTCGGCTTGCAGATGGTCGCCCCGGTGCTGGCCGCACCCGTTGTAGTCGCAGATCCAGTAGCCGTCCGAGCCGTCGGGCTGGACGGGGCCTTCGCGGAACCAGTGGTCGGTGATCAGCTCTCTGGCCATGCCTAATTTTACCGGTTTTTCGCCCGCGATATGGCATCTTATCGAGGTCGCGCCTTGCCAACTAGGCCCCGCTGCGTGGGGGTTATCAAGGGTGGCGCCTCAGCCGTCGGGTGCCGCTAGATGAATGTGATCAAGAGTCGAGAGCTATGGTACCCCTCCCATTGACATCCTTATGGGAGGGGTGCCATAGTTCTGATGTCGGCAGGGACAGGCCCCGCCGAACAACCCGAGGGGGAAACGACCATGCGACTGCTCACCGGCGCCGACATCATCGACTTCCACAACTCCCGCTACGACACCCTGGCCGTCACCGCCGCTGGCGAGTACCTCCACCTCGAAGCAGACGCCCTCGATGGCGAGACCGTCGCCTACAGCTACGCCACCACCGAGACCGGCGAGCAGGCGCAGATCCTCCTCACAGCCAGCACGATCGACGAGGGCGACTGGTTCCCCGACGCGCTCGACGAGAACGGAGACCTCATTCCCTCCGTGGCCGACGAGATGGCAGACATCATCAACAGCGACGCTGGCCTGCGCACGAGCCTCCAGGTTCACGAGATCCGCGAGGCGACCACAGCGTGGGAGGCGAGCGTCCAGGAGACCAACCGCCTGGCGGACGACCGAGCCCGGCGCATCGCCGCATTTGTCCAGCACTGCGGCGGCAATCAGTCTTACGCCGCCCGCCTCCTCGGACTGGACCAGTCCACTGTGAACAAGCTCGTCCGCAAGGTCGCCATCTGACTGGACACAGCAGAACGCCCCCGCCTCCTGCACTTCGGCAGGCGGCGGGGGCCTTCCTTGCTAGAGCGTGTCCGGTGGGTCCGGGTGCTGATTCAGCCGATACGCCATAGATCTCGTGTTCCCTAGTGGCGGCGCTGGGTTGTGACACCTGAGCCTCTGGGAGGCGACGTCGGACCGGGCGAAGGTGCGTCGTCACGTCGGCAGACCAACGCATTCGGGTCGTCCGGTGGTGGCCGCAGACTGTAGCCATCCGGGCAGGTCTGTCCGTCTACCCCATCCTTTCCCGGCGGCCCTGCAGGACCCGAAGGTCCGGCAGGGCCAGCAGGTCCGGTAGGACCTTGCGAACCGGCTTGGCCTGTGGCTCCGGGAGCGCCGGATGGTCCCGGCTTTCCTGCTTCGCCAGCCGTGCCATTCTTGCCGGGCGGCCCACTGGGGCCGACGGGGCCGGGCGATCCGGGTTCACCCTGCGGTCCGCGGGGGCCGATGACCGTCCGGCCGGGCTCGCCCCGAGAACCAGGCGGCCCTGCAACTGGCTTTTCGCCGAGCCCTTGGACCTGGTGGGCCAGCGCGTCCCGGGCCGCGTTGGCCGTCGCCAGATCCTGGGTGAGGCTTTCGATGCGGAAGATCACCCAGGCCAAGGCTGCGCTCACCAACAATGCGCCGACGACTGCCAGGAGATCGCCACGGCGCCATCGCCGTTCTTCCGCCCGCAGTTTTGACCGCATCATCACGACCCCCGGGTGAGCATGATGACGACGGGCAGCAGCACGCCGATGAGCGGCACAATGACCGCGCCGATCAACCACCTGCGTGTCGCGACGAGCTTCTCGGCGTCTTTCTCCCGCAGCGTCTCCAGCGTCGACACCCGGGAGGCCAGGGCTTCGTGACGGAGGTCGTAGACCTCCTGGGAGACCTTGCTGTCGATACGCCGACCGAGCTGCTGAATGTCGTCGCGGACATCGGCGAGCCGGTCTTCGAAGCGGCGGGCGAGCTCACCGAGGGTCGGCTCCTCGGCCACGCGCACCCCCGGTCAGATACTCGAAACCGGGCGGGACAGCGGGCGGGCAACGGCCGGGGCCGGGGCCGTCACCTGAGTGCGGACGAACATCGCCACCACAGCGGCGGCTGCGGACATCACCACTGCCTGCTGCGCGGGGCTCCAGTGGAGGCCGAGGCCCACGGCGAGCGCGATAGCCGCCTGCACGAAGCCGAGGACAGCCGCGCTGATGCCGTCGTGTGCAACGACTGCGACGGCCACTCCGACCGCAGCAGCCGCCACGGCGTTGACCACGGCCTGTTGATCGGCGGAGATGGGGAGCCCGAATGCGGTGGACAGCTTGACGAGGACCGAGAGGAGGCCGAGCCACAGGGCTGGCTCACGTCCGAGGATTCGCATGGTGTTCTCTTCCTGGAGGGGGCGCGGGCGAATGGGGGTGGACGAGGGAGATGGCAGGCGTTGGGGGTTCACCAGGTTTCGATGGCGTAGGCCACCCCGGCCGCGGCGGTCTGGAGGCTGACCTTCGCGTCGCCTGGGGCGAGCGGCACGTCGACGGTGCCCTTGGCCGATGACAGAGCCACGGCCTGGATGCTCCGCCACCCCGTGCCGTTGTGAATGGCGACGCGGACGCTGCCCGCTGTGGACGTGGGGGCGATCTGGTCCATGCCCAGGTGCAGGCGGCGGTTCTGGTACTGAGCCCAGGCGGATCCGGCCGGCACCAGGACCACGGTGGGCTGGTCACCCGGGTCGACCTCTCCGGCGAGCCATTGGGGCATGTCGTCCTCCTCAGGGGCGGGTGTAGGGGTTGGGGTCGAAGGGTTGGCCCAGGCGCGGAGAGCGTCGACGCTGTCGAGGTGGCAGTAGTCGCGGTCGATACCGGAGTCCGAGTACTGGTGGAAAAGCCACGGCGCCGCGATACCAGGGTCCCCCGCCGCGTGCCCGGCAGTGGCGATCCACAGGAAATCGCCGTAGAAGCCCGTGGCGTCGACGTTGCGCCAGTAATCGAGGTTGGCGTACATCCCGACCCGGTTGTACGGCAGCTGGGACTTGACGTACCGGAGCCAGGCTTCCTTGTACGCGGCCTGGTCGGCGCGCGGAACGCCCTGGTTGGCCGGGTCGTAGCCCTCCCAGTCCAGGACGACGAGGTCACCTGGCTCCCAATTGACCTGGGACAAGAAATGGTCGGCTTCGGCCGCCGGGTCGTTGGCCATGTGGGGGTAGTGGTACCCGCCCCACACCAGACCGTGGGCCTTGGCGTGGTCGCGCTGCGCCACCCACTTGGGGTTGACATACGACATGCCCTCGCTCACCTTGACGAACGCGAAGGACAGCCCACTCGTGTCAGGTTGGAACGGCTGATAACTGGCCCAGTCTTGACCGTAGATGCCCATTATCAGGGCTCCTTCCGTCCCGTGGTCATGCCGATCTGGGCGGCGATGGCGTCGACTTGCAGAGCGATGTGGGTCAGCGCCTCATGGTCCGCGTCGGCTTTCGCACGATGCTTCTTGTCGGCGCGGTTCGCGGTATTACCGAGGACAGGCAAGGCCCAGAGCTGAATGAGGTTGCTGAGGAACAACAAGAACGGATAGGGGTACTTGTCGCTCCCGAACCACCACACCCCGGCGCCGGCGAGGAGCATCCACCCGAGCTGCCACCCCACAAGCACCCAGAACGTGGCCATGCCACCGAACACGGCCGATATGCGGTCGCCCAGCTGGTTGTTGAGGGATTCATGCGGGTGACGAACCAGCGGGTGCACCGGTACGGGCGCGGTCACTGGAGGAAGTCCGGGGCGTACTGGGCGGCGGCCCAGTCGGCAGCGCTGACCACGTGTACGCCGGCGCTGCCGCGGTGGTGGTGCGCACAGAGCCACATGAGTTGCGAGTCTCCGGCTTCCAGCCATCTTTCGAAGGATTCGTGATCGGTCACCTCAGGGAAGTCACGCATGACCAGCTTCATGTCGACTTCATTGGCCACCGCGAACTCCACGGCGGCATGGTGAAGTTCGAGCCCGCCGGAACAGTGGGCTGCGGTGCCGTAGCGGACGGCCATGGCACAGCGGGCGGTGGGCCGGGTGCGGCGCCGGTACGCCTCGAACAATGCATAGTGCGGGTCGTCCTCGCGGTGGGGATGTTCTGGGTACCGCTTGATGTATCGGTTGGTGACGGTCTGATTGTGGGCCGGGACCGGGTCGTGGCTGTGGGCGGGCAAGGGATGCCTCCGGGCATGAAAAAGGCCCCGATGTGGCGGGGCGAGTTGCAGGTGGCGGGCTGGGTCAGCGGCTGAGCCAGTAGACGCGCATGGACGGGGCGAAGTCCTGGTTGTAGGCCGCCAAAGCGGCACCGGAGGACTGCGCGCCCTGGACCTCGACATAGTCGGTGGTGCCGTTCATCACGACGATGGCGGTGACGCTCTGCCCGCAGAGGACGGCGTTGGTGGCGTCGGTACCCACAGCTGCACCGGGGACCACGCCGCCGTTGAGGGTGATGCGGCAGCGGCGGTAGCCGGTGGTTGCGCCACTCCAGCCCGCTGTACCGACGACGAGATAGGTGCCGGGGACGGTCGCGGTGTAGCGCGAGGTGTTCGTGGTGGTGGAGTGGCCGCCGTCGGAGTCGACGACCTCGGTGTCGAGGGTGAAGCTCGTAAACGTGGCGTTCGGGATCGACTGGGCGGTGGTCTGGTAGCCGGAGAAGACCGGTGGCGCTGTGAGGAAATCGTTGAGCGCTTTGACCTGCGCATTCCACAGGGCTCCGGTGATGAATTGCCCGGGGACGGCGCTGGCTGATGTGGGGACGGTGCGGGCCATTGCCCCACCTCCGGGAGAGACGGGGCTTGCGGGCCCGCTGATCAGTAGGCGAAGGCGCAGTTGTCGAACTGCGTAGTGGCATCCCAGGTGGTGGCATCGGTGACGCCCGTCGGGAGCGGTTCACTGATCACGTCACCAGCGGTGTGGCTCTTCGTGGTGGCCGCGGCCAGAGTGACGGTCGCGCTGGTCCAGCCTGGGGACGTCGTGCCGACGGATGCGACCGTCACGGTTTCCTGGTTGGCAGTGTTCTGGCCGAGGACGATCTGTTGGCCTGCGGCGAGCTGGGCGCTGAGGGGATTGGTGGTGTCCGCGGAGGCATTGACGGTGATGCTGGTGACGCCGGAGGCAACGGTTATCCTGAGCGTGGTGTGCCAGCTCGCGAACGCGGCGTAGGGGGTGACGTCGACCGGGGAGCACTGGAGCGTCCAGGTGGCGTCGCCCTGGTCGTCCATGCCGGTCTGGATCTGCTCGATGAAGCAGTCCACGGTGATCGGTGGCGCGCCGGGCGGGCGGCGCATGACCCGTATCCGCATGCCGAGTTCCAGTGACAGGCACACCGGCCACAGGGCCGGGTTGGCGGAGGGGTGCAGCCGCAGTACCGAGATGCGGGTGGCCGGGTTCTTGTAGCGGCTCAGGAGGTAGCCAGCGGCGTCCTGGCATTCCAGGACCGAGGACGAGTTGATGGATCGCGTGAGGGTGCGCGGAAAGTAGTTGGTGATGCTGGTGGGGTCCTGGGCGGAGAACACTTGATTCGTGCTGGTCTGGGTGACAGTGATCTGGTTGGACAGGTGGGTGCTGTCGTAGTCGAGCTGGCAGTCCTCGTAGGGAAGTTCCCCTGCGGAAGTGTTCTCCCCGAAGACAACGAGCGGGGTGATGGCGTTGTACCGGGCGCTGCGGGCGCGGAAGGTGACGGTGCCGATACTGGAGACGAAGTGCTCGCCGTTCTCGGTGTCGACGACGGCCTGCATGGCGCTGAGGGCGTCCTGCCCGTTGGTGTCGGCAGCCCCCATGGCGGTGGTGAGCCCGGCCTGGATGCTGGAGATGCCGGTGTAGCCGGCCCATTTGAGGATCCGGGCGTATCGCTGGTCGGTCGAGTCGCCTGCGAAGGACGATCTCCACGCGGCGTAGAGATTGTTCATGTCCGTGGTGGACAGGGCCGAGGGGAATTCAGCGCAGAACGAGAGGTCGCCTTTGAAATTCAGGCTGGAGTATCCGCCGCCGGGCACGTCGACGTAGGCGCCGAAGTTGTCGCTGACCAGCCCGGTCGCTTCCATGGTAGGGCTGAGGCCGGGCCAGGTGGTATTGACGCCGTCCAGGTTGATGGTGAGCTGGGCGTTGGCATGGCTGTAGCTGACGATGGCCAGGTGCCAGTTCCCGTCGGCAGCTGTCGTAGGGCCTGGTACGAAGCCGAGATAGGTTCCTGAACTCGCGGGCCCGTTTTCCGCGAAGGTGAATTGTCCGCTGCTGTTGATGAACCAGTACATGATCGAGCCGCCGGGAACCCCTGCTCCTCGCTGGCTGTCCGTGCTGGACCAGAAATAGGCGTCCGAGGCGGGGTTCGACCCGGCGGTGTAGCGCCAGGCTGCCATCCGGGTCCACGCGCCCGATGGTGCTGCCGGGCCATGGATGCCCGCTTTGTTGAGCGAGAGGTAGGTGGAGGCACTGAAAGCGTTGACGCCGGGGTTGGGGTTGCTGACCGTGGCGACGGTGTTCGCCGACCCGGTGTAGATGCCGGTCGAGGGATTGGTCGCGGTGATCTGCGTGCCGAAGACGAATGAGCCTGGACCGTATTTACTGGTTGTCAGGGGTGCGGGCGGATTGTTGCCGGTCTGGTCGGCCGCATGCTGGGATCCCGCCGGGTCCTGGAGCGTGTATAGGAACCGGGGGCTGTGGTTGTTGATCTCCTCGGTCAGCGCATCGGACAGTTTGACTTGGGACAGCAGCGAGAGGGCGTCCACGCAGACTGGCTCGACCGTGCCGTAGGTGCCGTTGAAGTTCCAGCGGGACGGCCATCGCTCCACGAATCCCCCGTACAGCGGGTACCACACCCCTGGGGGCGTCCATGTGGTGGCGGTGGCGCCTTTCTCCAACTGCAGTCCGTCCGCCTGCATGGTGCACGTCGCGGCGGCTGTTGCAGCCGGCGCGATGCCTACCACCATGGCGGCGGCGTTCGCGGGCGCTGTCGCGGTGAGGGTCACCTGCGTCCACGCCGCGGTGGTGCCGCCGGTCAGTGTGGCGGAGGTGCCGTAGGTGTAGGAGCTCGGCAGCGCGGACGGCCCGCCGGCCGCGGTGTACCAGCCGAAGAAGGGCTGCACCTGCAGAGAGGTGGATGCAGTGGTGTCCCTGACCTGTACTTGCAGGGTGTACGTCTGACCGGGGATGACGCCGGTCTGGAGCGTGCCGAAGATCCACTCTGGGGTGTTGGAGCCGCTGGGGACCTGGAAGGACAACACACGGCCGCCCTGCCAGGCGGTGCCGTCGGCGAGGATCTGCCCGCCGCCCGATGGGTCGGTGCTGGAGAAGACATCCTGCCCGGCGCCGGAGGTGTCCAAGGGGCCGGTGTTGTACCCGCCGAGATCCCCGCCGGTGGCCACAACCTGGGTGAGCAGGTTCCGGGTCGGCGGCCACTGCGCCCTTTTGCGGTACGGCTGGTACGCCATGATTCGGCCCGCCCACGGCCCCGAGGTGTTGAGCGGGTCGAGGGCGCCGTCTGTGTTGGCGAGCGTGACCTGGTACTCGCCCGCGCGGACCTGGTCGAGTTCGTACTGCCGGCCGCGCTGGATGCTGGTGCGCCCGCGGGTGCGCGGGGTGACCTCGACATACCGGTCCAGGGGGCTGTCGCCGCCGGCGCAGTTCCAGTACGGCGCCCAGTCTTCCTCAATCAGCGGCCAGTTGACGTTGATCAGCCCGCCCGAGGTCGTGTTGACGTGTTCGATGAAGGCCTTCATGCCCGCGCTCTCGGTGCCGAAGTAGCCGCAGGTCAGATGCAACTCGACGCTGGTCGCGGCCCAGGTATAGGCGATGGTCGCGCGGGTGGTCCAGGTGTAGGCGTCGGGGCTGGTGTCGAAAGCGAAGCTGCCGCCGGTTTCACGGATGCGCCACCAGGCGTGGGCGTAAGCGTCGTAAGTGCCGACGGTAGTGGTCGAGGCGGTCCCGGCGTTGGTCACGGAGACGGTGAGCGTCCCGCCGGACACACTGACCGTGGCCTTGTTGCTGGCGTCCTTGACGACCTCGAAGAACGTCTGGGTGGAACCGTTCCCGACCGGTGCCGGGGCGACCTTCGCGAAGGCGGAGGATCCCGTGGCGTCCCAGGTCCCGGAGCCGAGGGTGTAGTAGCTCGTCGTACAGGTGACGAACGCCCGGTCGTTCGCCGCGTCCAGGTCAACATTCGGTGCCGCGGTCGCGGTGTTCCACAGCGTCCGGTTGAGGGCGATGCCGCCAAAACTGTCGATAACGCCGTTGAGCTTGGGCGCCATTGTCCTCCTCTCCCTACCGCTTGTACGGGGTGTAGCTGGTGGAGGAGCGCATGCCCAGGCGCAGCATCTGCTCCTGGACGACGTCTCGCAGGTCCCGCTCAGACAGAACAGAGCCCTGCACGGTCAGATGCACGTGGTTGTGCACCACAGCCGTCCCTCCGCCGGTTCCTGCCATAGCTGCCGAGAGGCCGCTTCCCGAAATTCCTGCGGCACTTGTGCGTGCTACCGCGCCTAGAAGCCGACTTGAGGCCAGGGACACGCCAGGGACTGCTGCATGCAGCCCCTTGGCGAGCTGCGCGCCGATGTTGCGACCGCCGATTTCCGGGCTGCCGCTGCCCGACAGCGGGCCCTTCTTCGCCGGGGACCACGGCAGGTAGCTCTTGATCTCGGACACGACACTGGAGATGGCGCCGCCTGCCGCCCCGATCATGCTCTGGACACCGTTGATGAGCCCTCGGATGATGTTCTGGCCCGCCGCGTACAGCCAGGACCCGGCGCCGGACAGCGCCCCGGTCACGATGCCCCGGATGGAGCGCATCAGGCTGCCGATGGAGCCGATAGCCGAACTTACGGCGTTGCTGGCACGGTTGATGGCGCCGGTGATGGTGCTGCTGATGGCCGACCACGCGGTCCGGGTGAAGGCGGTGATCTGGTTCCAGTAGCGGACGATCAGTACGACGGCGAGGACGATTGGTCCGCCGAGCAGGGAGACCAGGAGCTGCCAGTGGCTCTTGACGAAGTTGACCACCGTCGTCACGGCGTTGATCACGAACGTCTGGATCTGCTTCCAGTACGTGATCAGCCCGGCCAGGGCCAGACCGATGGGGCCCAGGATCAGGATCAGCAGGAGCTGCCAGTGGCTTTTGACGAAGTTGACGACAACCGTGATGGCGGTCGTTACGGCGGTCTGGATCTGCTTCCAGTACTTGATGAGCCCGACCAGGGCCAGGCCGACAGGGCCCAGGATGAGGATGAGCAGCAGCTGCCAGTGCGCCTTCACGAAGCCGATGACGAATGACACTGCTGTGCTGATGGCGTGGAACGCCGCCTGCACCACCGCCCGGAACGTCGCGAAGTGGTAGTACGCGTAGATCAGCGCGGCGACCAGAGCAGCGATCGCGATGACGATCAGCATGATCGGGTTGGCGTCCATCGCGGCGTTCAGCAGCCACTGCGCCGCGGCAGCAGCCCTCTGCGCGACAGCTGTCGCGATCAGCGCAACCTTCTGGGCCGTCCACGCCGCCGCGGCCCGGAGCCCGGCGACCGCCGAGGCGATCATCCCCCGGGAAAACTCAAGCGCCGCAGTGCCCGCGGTCCTCAGGCCCGTGCCGATCGCCGACAGCCCGGACGTCATGCCCGACCACGCCGCCCGCCCCGCCGACACAGCGGCAGCAGCGACCGTTCTTCCGAACGCCGCAGCCGCTGAACCGGCCTTCGCGGCCCCGGAGGTAATACCTTCCCAGGCGTACATGGCCCGCAGCCGGATCCCGTCGAAGGACCGGCCCACGGACGCCCAGTTCGCGCCCTTCAGCAACGAGGCCGCACTACTGATGCCTTTCCCGGCCAGGCTGAGACCTGACATCAAAGGCGTGAGAGCGCCGGCGATGAACTTGACGACGGCCCCGGTGAGGACTACCCCGATCGCCACGGCCAGTGCCTCGGTGGCGGCCTGGTGCTGCGCGAAGAAGCCGATCAGCTGCTGGATGGGCGGAATCAGCCTCAACCCCAGGGCAATTCCCAGATTCGCAGCCTCCGCCTTGATCTTCTGCATCTGCGCAGAGAAAGTCTGCTGCGATTTCTGCCATGCTGCGTCGAACTTGGCCGGGGTCGAAGCGTTCGCAATGTCGTCATATTTGGTCTTCAGGCCGTCCAGGTTCTGCATCAGCGACATAATGGCTTTGTCGCTGCGACCACCACCGAAGATCTTCGACAGGACGCTGTCCGCCTCGGTACCGGATACCCCCGCCTTCTCCAGCCCGTCCTTCAAGTCCTTCAGCGCCACATAGAGCCCGTCGGGCTGCTTCAGGTCCGCGGCAAGCTTGTTCTGGGTGATGCCCGACTCCTGCATGGCCTTCTGCATGGCGGCGCTGGACGCCTTCACGTCCGTCGACGCCAGGCCGAGGCCTTCCAGCATCTTCGTGGCCTTCGCCGAGGGCGTGGTCATCATCGAGATGCCCATCGTCATCCGCGTTGCCGCGACCTCCGCCGAATTCCCGCGGTCCGTCAGGTAGGCCAGCCCGGCACCCATGGACTTGACGGAGATGCCCATCTGCGCTGCCGTGGGCGCCCAGTTCTTGATGGACTGGTTGAAGTCCTGGAACCGCATATCGCCCTGGCCGACCACGGCATTCAGCTCGGCCATCGTCTGCTTCGCCTGCCTGGCGGGCAGGTTGAACGCCTTCATCACCGACGACAGCGAGTACGTGGTGTCGTCCAGGGAAGCGCCGGAAATCTTCGCTTCCTCGGCGGCGTAGCGCACCACATTCAGTGCTGACTGCAGGTCCAGGCCCGCACTGATGGGGTGATAGAGGGCCTCGGCCATCTGGGTGCCGGTGAACCCGACCGTCGAACCGATCTTCAGGACCTGGGAATTGAGTCCGTCGGCGGTCGTCCCGAACTGCTTCAGCTGCTGCTGCGTCAGGCCCGCGGCTGTATAGAGCCGGGTCATCTGCGTCTGGAAGTCGGATGCCATCTTCACCGACGCCACGGCAATACCGATTCCGGCGGCGGTGGTTGCGGCACCGACTTTCGTCACCAGGTTGCCCAGGCCGCCCATCTTTGCGGTGAAGGACTCGCCCTCGGTGGCAGCCGCACGCATCCCTGAGGTGAACGGCGCGGTCTCCGCCCGCAGGATCACGAACAGATCGGCGACATCCGCCACCTCGCCCACCCCCTGCGCGTCGCATCGGTACGGCCGGGACGGAGAGCGTGATCAGATGCGCGGCCACAACGGCCGGAACACCGCCTGGTACAACTGCGGGGCGACGATGGTCACCCCGAAACGGAACGCCGGCCGCAGGAACGGATACGTGGAACCGTTACGGAGCCCGGTCTCCAGGTAGAGCCCGTACCTGCTCGACGGAGTACGGCCCCTGCCATACGGCGGGAAGGCACCGCCGCCCGTGCCGACCTTGGTCTCCCACCCGCCGCCGGTCCACGCAACGGGGGTGTGGGTGAGCGAGCGGCGCAGCGTCCCTGAGATCACCGCCGGGCCCGCCCCTGGCCGTGCCGGCGTCCGGGTGCCGTAGGGGTGTGAGCCGTTACTCGCGTTGACTTTGGCCTGGCGTTCGATCGCTCCGGCCAGGCGGGTCAGCACCGTGCGTGTTTTGAGTTGCGCGGACCGGTCGATCTCGGTTACGAGGCGGGTGAACATGCCCGGCCGCAGCTCCGGCACGGCCATCACCTCACCTATTGCTGGCGGGCTCGGCGCTGGGCGGCTTCCTGGTCGGCCTGCTCCTGCTGGGCGATCAGGCCGAGGAAATCCAGCGCATACCGGCGCACGTACACCGGGGTGGCCTGGAGCTCGTCCCACGACCAGTGCATGCGTCGCATCAGGATGAAGTCCGCCCATTCTGCGGGGGCTCCGTCGGAGGCCCAGGTGCCATCAAGGATTGACTCGACGGGCAGCAGCACATCCTCGTAGTACTCGGAGCCGGGGCCTAGGAAGGGTCCGCGACCCGGCCGATCTCCTCACCGATCCGGTTGATAATCGCCATCGGCAGCTTCGCGACGTTCTCCGGAGTGATCTCGACCAGGCGTACCTGCTCGGCGGTCTCGAAGGCAGCGAGCTGGGCGGTGAGGTCATCCGCGTCGAGGTCAATGGCCACCGGAACCCCGGTCGCACTGGCGTCGTACACGTGCCACGCGACGATCAAGCCTGCCATGACCTTGTACATCGCGGTGTTGGCGGCCTGGGTGTCGACGGGTTTCCCGTCCGCGTCCGTAGCCACGTCGTCCGGGGTGAGCTCCCCGGGCGGCAGGAGTACCGGATTGCGCAGCAGCACGGAGACCTTGTCGCCGAGCTGGGGGAATTCGAGCAAGATCACACGGTTCGTGTAACCGGGCATGGGCGGGGGTCTCCTTGCGGTGGGGCATTGAGGGCGTAGGCCCCGGCCGGGTACGACGCCCTCACGCGCAACCCGGCCGGGGAGTCGATCATCAGTAGGCTGATGCCTGGAAGTTCTTCAGAACAGCCTGGACGGCGCCGCCATCGGTGGTGTTGTAGATCCCGGAGAGGCTGAAATCGGCCTGCACGTAAGGACTGCTGAGGTCGCGCTTGCCCTTGTACCAGCCGGACTTGGACATCGTCAGCGACAGGGACTGGCCGCCGCGCGGCACAGGCTGCTGCAGGCTCGCGGTGGCCGCGGTCTGCGTGTAGTTCAGGTACAGCTGCATGTCGAGCTGGTTCTCGAAAATCGCTTTGTAGGTGCCGTCGACTTCGATGGGGCCGGCGAACACCTCCCGGGGTGCCTGGGTGCCGTCAGACGAGGCGATGGCTTCGGTGGCGCGCTTGACGGTCACGTCGTAGGTCAGACCGCGGGTGGAGGCGGCGCCGCCGTTGGTCATGTTCCAGGACCAGCCGAGCAGCGGGTCGTAGGTGGAGAACGTCTCCGTCTGCAGGGTCTGCGTGACGCTAGGGAAGCTGACGTATTTGACCGCCAGAGACACCGCGCCCTTCGGGTCGATCTTCATTTGCAGGTCGGAGCAGCGGCAGTACGAGCAGGACACCGTCTGTGTCGTGTCGTACAGGGTCAGGCTGTACGTCGGCAGAGCGGTGGTGGACTGCTTGAAGGTGTGCGTCGTCTGGCTGACGACGGTGACAGCCGAGTTATGTGCCTGGGTCAGGCCCGTCGCCGGGACCGTGATCGGGATCGTGTACGGGCCGGACCCAGTGGGCGTGCCCGTCGTCGCGTACTCCAGTTTGGTGCCGGTGTCGATCGCGATGATGGAGCCAGCGGGGATCGTCGCCGCTGTCGAGATCGAGGTGGCGCCCACAATGGTCGAGGCGGACAGTGTCGTGGAGACGCCCGCCGTCACCACGTCCGGGCCGATCACACCGCACAGGAAGTGGCCGATCAGATCGGGGTATGCCATCACGTCGAGCTGCCATTCAGCGTGAACGACGCCCTGGTACATGCCCTGCAGCACCGTGTCGTTGCCCCGGATGGACTCGTCCTTGATCTCGGTGTACATGTCCTCGTAGTCGCCCTTGAGGAATGGAATGCCCACCGTCGGTGCGAGCCAGGTGCCGGCGACCGCTTCCTTGGCGAGGCCGAGGGTGGCAAGGCGGGAGATCTGGGTCATGACGTGGACTCCTCACCAGCCGCGGCAGCCGTCGGCGCGCTCTTCTTCCTCGGAGACTTCGCGGCATCCAGCTCGGAGGCCGGTGATGCGTCAGCGACGGGTTCGAATCCGGCGATCAGGCGCGGCCAGTCGACGGTGGCGCCGGGCTGGACGGTTGCCGGAATGTCCGGCACGTCCAGCGCGTAGGGATGGGGGTTGCGCTGGAGCACGGGGGCCTCCGGACATGCAGAAGGCCCCCGCGCAGGCAGGGGCCGAAGAGAAGAATGCAGAAGAGGGCAGGTCAGCCGGTGATTTCGATGTCGTCCGCGAAATATGTGATCTCGGCCCGGAATTCGGCCTCGGGCGGCATGGTCTGCTCGGGATCGGTGAACCTGACGGTCACGTACTCCGGGTTCTCTGCCACGGACCGGAACCTGCCGCCATGGCTCTTGTCGCCCGTGAGTCCGCCGATACGGGTCAGGATCTTGTCGACCGCGGCATCGAAGGCCCTTTGGTCGGCCTCTGCGATGCCTTGCCCCGAGGTGAGCGGCCAGATCAATTTGAGGGCGAACTCGTAGGTCGGCATCCGGCGGACGTTCGCGAAGCGCTTCTCGTGGATCTGACGGCGCAGAACGAAGATGTTGGTACTGCGCCTGCCAGGTGTCCTGGGCTGGTACGCCTGGATGTTGCCCCACGGGCCACCTGCGCTCGTGAGCAGCGCAGGCAGGCCGTCCCCGGACGATGTCAGCCACGCGACCTCACGGTCCACGGCGTCGGCTGTGCTCATCGGCGCCTCCGGCTTCTGCGCCGACGGGCGCGGTAGGCGGGATGGCCCCTGCGGTGGCGGCCTCCGACGCGGGTGGTGCGCTGGTGACGGCTGACCCCGAGGTGCGTGCCGACCCGGCCGTGATGCCGGAGACTGGCCGGGTGGCTCGCCCGGCGTGGTCGCCCAGGGCGCTGGGCATGGGCGCGCTGGGGGGCCGTGCGATGCGTGCGGTGCGTGCTGTTGGGGTCCGTGGAGTGCTGTGTACGGGCCCGCACCCGCGCAGGGTGAGCCCGAGGCCGGCGGCTAGCGGCATGGGCCGCCGTGGACAGCGGGTGCCCGCGATGCGGATAGTGCTTGCCTTTCAGGGCCCGGCTCAGCTTGGCGCGCGCGGAAGCCGACAGACGGTGGCCCCGGTGCGGATGATGCCGGCCGCGCAGCCGCGCCGCGATGTTCGCGCGGGCTGCCGCCGACAATGGATGCCCTCGGCGATGCACGCCCTGACGGGAGGGCCCGACCATGAGTCACCGCCGGGTGTAGGGGGCGAGCATCTCCAGCGCGTCCGCCCGCAACGCATCCGGATCATGGCCACTACGCCCGTCGACCGGGTCCAACTGCTTCACCGCCATGCTGGCGGCCATGTACTGGCACGCCTGCACCAGATCCGCCGGCACCGTGCTGTAGCCGCCGGAGTACGTCACCTGGATCGTCGTGCCAGGCGGCACGAACGTGCCGAGCTGGAAGCGGACATGGCCGGTGTCCGGCTCGAACTGGAGCGTCGACGCGGCAACCGCCTGCTGCCCGGAGAAGGACCGGTACAAGTAGATGCTCGCGATGGACCCGGTCCACAACTCCGGATAGCGGGCCGGGAACTCCCGCAGCCAGCAATGCCGCACCAGCAGCGTGGAGCCAAGTGACTGGGCCCGCGAGAAACCCAGCTGGCTGGTGGGATCGAGCGGGACGTAGGAGTCGAGAGCATCCTCCACATCCAGACTGTCTGCACGCTGGGTCTCCACGACGTTCGTGAACAGCGTCAGACGGCGGTCACACGCCGACTCACAAGCCCGGGTCGCCTGCAACATCAGGTTTGTTATGGCCTGCGTACTGAACCCGGAGACGAGGTTGGCGAACGGGCCCTCTGTGAACGCGCCGACCGACGCCAGCGGGATTGGGGAATCGGCAGGCATCCGCCGTCACCCCCTCTGTCCAGTCAGCCCAGGCCTACTCGGCGATCTCGGATGTGCCGGAAAGGCCGGACTTCCGAGGGCTGCGGCGTCTCGTCGGCGCCTCGGTCACACCGCCAGCATCGGCGGCCGGCGGCCGATCCTCTCCTCCTGCGGCAGGGGCGGGTACCTCCTCGAATCCGGCACCGGGAATCTCCACGAGGTCCAGGCCGAGGTCGTCGGGGACCTCGACAGCATCCTCAGGGTGGTTCCACTCGTAGCCCCCGGGGGCGCTTCCGGGGACCAGGCGTGTCTTGCGGAGCCACATGGGCTCTATCCCTTCTTCGGGTCCTGCTTCGGGTCCTGGACGATCTCCCACTGGCGGAAGAAGGCGTCCTGGAAGGAGAGGTGCTTCTGGCACACCGTGTAGCCCTTGACGCCGGTGACGGCGGGCTTCGCCTTGCCCTTGAACAGATGGACCACACACAACGGCTGAGTGAGCACCCTGTCCTCCACGAACGGTGCCGCCCGGCCTCACAGCCCCTGCATGCCGTCGACAGGGGCCCTGGGACAGGCGGGCTAGATGTTGGCGACTGCCCGGCTCAAACGCCCGACGTACTTCGGCGCCCGGACCGCGAGCGTGGTGTCGCTGACCAGGGCGAAGGGGAGTGTGTCGGGTGCGGTGACGGTGGGGGCGAGCGGGATGACCTGGACGTCACGCGTGTAGGGCCGGACGAGGAAGTTCTGGTCGCGCGGGACGAGGTAGATGTCCTCCTGGCCGGCGCCGCGGGGCTTTGCTCCGGCGTTGCCGCCCTGGTAGGCCGAGGGGCCGGTGTTTCCGCTGGAGTTGGTGAGGAGGTTTGTGCCGTTGTCGATGATGCTGGTGACGGCGGTGCCGGTGGTGTCGAACGCGTCGACGACCCCGACGAGGGTCTCGGCGCCGGTGGCGGTGCCGCGGTAGATCTTGTAGAGGATGGGGGCGCCGGCGTCCGGCATGTTCGACGGCGTGGAGAACGACAGGGTCACCGTGCTGGTGGAGCCGGTGGTGGTCTGGGAGACCTCGGTGGAGACCTGGATCTCGCCGAACCGGGCGATCACCGCACTGACCTGGTAGTAGTACGTCGCTGCCGCCAGGGTGCCGCCACTGGTCGAGGTCGCGGTCGACACGGTGCCCATCTGGAACGTCCGCGGTGCCAGGAACGAGCTCTTGACGATCGGAACGTCCCTGTACGTGGGCACGTTCAGGCCGGCGCCGATGGTGGCGGTCGGGGCGGCGAAGCGCTGCTGGGGGAAGACGAGCTGGGAGACGTTGGACCACATGCGGGGCGACATCACGAACATGTAGTTGCTGCCGACGGGCATGGCGGCGTTGGACTCGACGATGTCCATCAGCTCGTCGAGGTTCTTCAGCGCGAAGTTGCCGTTGATGTCCTGGGCGTTGACGAACGCGTTGCTGCCGGTGCCCGCGCTCCAGTTGGACACGAGGTAGTCCAGGCCCGAGTAGATCGGGTACTGGCCGTTGGCGGTGGCGCCGTCGTGGCCCCAGATCGCGTCGCACTCCATGGTCCACATCAGGGACTGGACGGTGCCGTCGATCTCGAGCTGACGCAGGTCTCCGACGAGATCCCGGGTGACGGTCTGGGCGAAGCCGGTGACGGATCCGACGGCCTGCAGGAGCCTGATGTTGTAGACGGCCTGCTCGTAGGTGCTGTTGCCGATCGGGCGGGCGCCGCCGTCGATGACGCCGCCGGCGTCGGGGCGGGCGGTGCGCCGGTTGAAGAAGTACTGGGTCGAACCCCACTGCTTGGACGGGATCGCTGCGAGCAGGGGTGCGTAGCGGCGCTGGTATTCCAGGAGCAGCGGGTCGATCTGCTTCTGGATCAGGGGGGTTACGGCCGACGCGAGCGTCAGCGCTTCCTGCAGTTCGGTCGGCATGGAGCCTGCCTCTTCTCATGCGAAAGCCCCGCCGGGACACCGGGCGGGGCTGGTGGAGGGGGTCGGCCGGGCTTGTTGCGCGGGCCGGGACGGAGCGGGGTCAGGCGGTGGTGGCAGGTGCCGGGGCTCCGCCGGGGATGAACTGGTCCCAGACCTTTGCTCGCTGGTCCCACAGAGCGTCGCCGGTCAGGGGCTCGTCGTCGCGCTTGTCGGACTCGTTCACGCGGTAGCCCTTGCGCGGTGGGAGGCCGCGTTCGGCGAGGAGTTCCTCGCGGAGTTCGTCGCGCTGCCGGGTGAGGGCTTCGGCGAGCTTGGCGTCGAAGGACGCCTGCAGCTCGGCCGCGGTCTCCTTGAGGGCCTTCCTACCGACCTTGGGCTTGTCCTGTACGGGTGCCTCAGTGGTCTCCGTGGCCGGCGCCGGATGGGCCGTGGTCTCGGTGACAGCCTGAAGGACCGGTGCGAGGTTCTCCTTCAGGGCGGTGCCGAAGAGGGCGCCGAGGGCGCGGATGTCGGCGTCGGTGAGAGTGCGGTCGGGGGTCGCCGTGTCGGCGGCCGGGGCGGTCTCGCTCACAGCGGACTCCGTTTCGGTGGTGGTCTCCCCGGCGGCTGCGGCCGGGGCGGTCTCGGTGAGGGCGTCGACTGCAGGGAGGGTCTCGGTGCCGTCATCAAGGCTGACGGCGGCTCCGCCGTTGTTGTCGTCATCGGTGTCGGCATGTGGTGCACCGTCGATGTCGATGTCGGCGTCCATGTCGGGGTCCATGGCCTGGAGGGCGTCCACGGCTGCGGTCATGGCGGCTTGGGTGATGACACGGAGCTCGGCCGGGTCGATGCCACAGGCCCGCATCGTCAGGGAGATCGGGCCGTTGTAGGCGTCAATGCAGAAGCCGGCGCCTCCGCCGGGCCCGTCGGGGTAGTACTCGCGGATCTCCCCAAGCCGGAGGGCGTTCTCCTTCATGGAGCCGTCCTTGTTCCATGTGTCGGGGAGCATCGAGGTGACGCCGAGCGCCGTGGCGCGCTGGATGATGTGCCGCCGGATTGCATCGTGGTCGGCACCGCCCCGCCCTACCGCCCGGATGGCCTTGCGCAAGTCCGACTTGGTCTTGATGGGGTACGACGGGTCACCGCTGGGGTTCTTCATCGCCTGGCCCTTGGCAGCCATCGCCCGCTTCTGCCTGGCCGAGTACGCCTCTTCCGCCCCTGCCTCGCCGACGCGTTCCACGCTGGCCTGCACTGATTCGCTGATCGGCGTGCGCCCGGCGGACTCGGTGGCGGGGGCTTCATCCGGCAGGTAGGAGGCGGCTGTCACCGTCGCTCCGGTCACACCGGGTGTGGCCGTGAAGTCGACGGCGTCGATTTCCAGGTCCTCCGCTGTGGTCACGCTCTCGCCCTCGTGCTGGACGCGCTGGACGGGGCCGAGCCAATAACCGTGAATGGACACCGACCGCAGCGCCGGAGCCTTCCCCGTGACCAGAGCGGCGATGTCCCGGCCGGGCGCAGTGTCGTACAGGTCGGCGCGGTAGCGGGCTGCCCCGTCCTCCCCCACCCTCACGTCGGTCAGCCTGCCGACAATCAGCTGCGAGTCGTCCCCGGCCTCGTGATGGGTGCGCATCACGATCGGCAGCCCCTCGGGGTCAGCGATGCGCTCGCTCATCCGCCGCGCCGCCTTGGCGATCAGCTCGGCGGTGTACAGACGGCGGTTGCGGGACACCCCAGGGGTGAGCATCGTTCCGGAGACAGTGGCGATCCGGGCGGTCATCAGCGAGTCCCTCCCCGCCGGATGGGCGTGGTCGTGGTGGGGCGGGACATTCGCCGTGCGCCAGCGACCAGGCGGAGGACCGCGGCCCGCACTTCGGGGTCAGTCTCGATGGCCTCGATCAGTCGGGTGGTGAACGTGGCCTGTGCTTCTGCGGCTTCGACGTCCGCGCGGGTCACGGCCCGTCGGACTGCACGCCGCTTCGGCGGGATCTCATACATGCGCCCTTACCTGCCCTGCACTGACAGTTGGAACGACAGCGCCGAGAACGTGCCGGTGAGGGTCCAGGTGAGCCGGTAGGAGCCGCCGGAGACGATCACTGCCCCGGTTGCCATGCCCGCCCCGACGGAGAACGTGGCAGCGCCGACCGCGGTGATCGCGGCCGAGGAGCCGATCGTCTGCCACACGCTGTTGGCGTCCTGCTGCTGGAGGCTGATGACGACGTTGGTACCGCCGGTGAAAGCGGTCACGTTCACGCCGACGATCACCTGCGCGACATTGCTCGTCCACGTCTGTGCTGTGGTGTTGCCGTTGCTCGTCCTTGACTGGACGGCCTCTGTGTACTGGGAGGTCGGCGGCTGCACCACGGTGAACACCGTGGGCGAGTTGGCGACGTTCACCGCAGCGGTGTTGGTGACCGTCACCGAGGTCGGGCTGCCCGAGGCACCGATCACGTTGCCGCTGGCATCGACCGGGGTGAACACCGGGTTGGTGATGGGCATGGGGTCCTCCGGTCCGGTTCAGGCAGGGGCCAGACAGCAGCGGCAGCGGGGATGGGCGGGCAGCGTCGGAGCGCCGAGCAGGCTGTAGGGGCCGGCGGCTTCGTTGCTGAGGCAGGTCTCGCAGACGCGTTCGTCTCCGGCTGTCAGCCATTGGACGGCTGCGTCGGCGTCGGCGAGGTAGGCGGCGAGCATTCCGGCCCCGTAGGCGGCCGACACGGCGACGTCGGCGGCAAGCGCCAGGTCCAGCCCCGCTTCGAGGGCATCCTCGGCATCCTGCTGCGGGTCGTTGGTGCTGTCGGCCATGGCGCGCCCGGCGCGGTTGGCTGTGGTCTTCAGCGCGGCGGTCAGGACGGCCGTCGCTGTGGCGTCCGCGGTGTCGTCGGGCATGTCCGGGGCTCCGAGCACGTACTGGCTGCCCGGTGTGTCGTAGGGGGTGTCGTCGTCGTGGTCCTGGGTGACCAGGTGGTGGCCGGCGGCCCATCCGGCGCGGTGGGCCCGCTGGGCGGCGGTGGCCAGTGCCCGTCGGGTACGGCGCCATGACCGGGCGGCCAGGACGACCAGGACGGCGGCGGCTGCGGCCTGCCGCCGATGCTGCCGTTGCGTGTCGGTAGATTCACCGACAGCCTGTCGCCAGGCGGCGACAGCCGGACCGAGGCTGATGCCGTGCGTGTCCTTCCTCCAGGCGGCCAGGACGACGGTGTCGGCGGTGGCGTGCAGGGCTAGGCGGTGGGCGTAGACCGGGCGCCAGATCCCGGTCAGGGCGGAGAGTTGGATCGTCGCATCGGCCACGCGCCCGCCCCCTTGGCCGTCACCGGGCCGTCAGCCGATCTGTTTAGTGATGAGCGGTCCGACGTCCTGCGCCCGGGTGGGGTGGCCGTGGTCCATGATTCCCGCCCCTCCTATTCGACGGGTGCCAGGAGTTCGTCCGGACGTGGCAGCCGGTGGCGGGTCATGTAGCTGGTGAGCTCGTCGACCGTATCGAACGGGCCGATGGCCCGGCCTTCGTGGTGCCTGTACCAGCGGACGTGGAAGCCGGTGCCGAGTTCGGGCGTGAGGACGTCCTGCGGATTCTGTGGGCTGCTGGTCACAGGCGGGCGAGGGCTTCGTCGAGGCAGCGCCGGTAGACGTCGTCCCATGTCTCCTCCGGTGGGTCGCCCTGGGTCGCGTCGCCTGCGAGGCCGGGTTTGTCCTCCGGACTCTGTGGTTGCGCTGGCTTGTGCGGGACGGGGGCGGTGGGGTCCGGTGTCGGGTCGAGGTCGGCGTCCGGGACACCGGGGACGTATCCGTTGACGCCGGCCGCGGTGAGGGGGGCGGTGCGCCAGGCGATGGTGGCCCGGGACAGGGCGGGGACGTCCTGCCAAGGAACGGGGCCCAGCCGGTCGAGGATGATCGGGTCGTCTCCCCCGTCGACGGGGGGCTCGCCGATCTCGTCGCGGTAGCGGTTGAGGGTGTAGGCACCGTTACGGAGCCGCATGTCCCGGATTTCTTCCACGATTTTTGAATCGCGGTAGTCGATCTCACTGAATTCGAGGTGGAAGTCGGTGATGCCGAAACCAGCCTGCAGCAGGTGGTAGTTGAGCTTCTCCAGGATCAGGTTGGCTATGGGGATGATGGTGTTGACGCGGAACGTCTTGTCCTGCGACTCCCCAGAGCCCGATCCGAGATTCCCGGATTCGATAATCCCCAGCTTCGCCGGCGGGCATCCGAAGCAGGCGATGATCTCGTCCCGCAGCTGGCGGGTGGCGTCCAGGTAGTCCGTGACCTTGCGCGGGTCCAGCACCTGAACAGCACCGCCACCGGTGGTCACCACCGGGGCGCCCACGGCTTTCGGACCCAAATTGTTCACCGCGTATTGCTCGCGCCACCGCTGCACGTCCGCGTCCTGCAGGTGCGCCAGGTCGACGTGCACCCGCGGCGGATCGCCCCTGCGGCCGGTCTCCTTCAGTGTCGCTTCCCAGAAAAGCCAGGCAGTGACGGGCAGCAGCGCTTTCTGTGCCGGGGACACCCCGTACAGGCCGCCGCGCGGCGCATCGAGGGAAATGTGGATGACCTGCTCCGGAGTGAACCGGGCCTGCCGCATCCCGTCGATATCCTGCTGGTAGCCGGTGACCTCACCGTGCTCGTCGGAGATGACCGTTATCGTCGTGGCGTCCAGCGTGTACAGCGCCACCGGTTCGCCCAGCAGCGTCACCGTCTCCAGGAACGCATCCCCGAAAAGCAGCAGATCCGTTGCTACGTTGCGCAGCAGCTGGACCATGTCCTCGTGGGGGTTGACGAACCGCAGCAGCCGGCGCAGCCGCTGAATCGGCGGCGGGTCCGGCGGGACTTCCCCCTCGGGGATGTCCTCGTCGGAGACAATCTGCACGCCGCCCGCAGTGACGGTCCGGGCGATGAGGTCGATGGGTGAGGACACCCAGATGCAGGTCAGGTAGGCCTGGTGGAGCTGGTTGAGGATCTGCTGCCGCTCCGAGGTGGAGGCGACCTGCGATGACGGGGAGACATTCAGGGGAATGCCGTACTCGAAACCTGCACGCCTGACCTGTTTGGTGGTGGGCGCCTCCAGCGCCTCGGAGACGGATTCCCGCACTGCGCCCCGCCCGAACCGGTCGCGGAGCCAGTTCAAAGCGCCCACGGGTCACCGCCGTTCAGGATCGGGTAACCGCCCATGGACTGCACCGGAGCAGCGGGCCGGCCGCCGGTGGCGTGGGGATTGAGCTCGGTAACCGCTGGAGCCGGAGCGGGGAAGTGGAAGCGCGGCTCGCTCCCCAGGTTGATCAAGGTGTAGCGCAGGGCATCAGCCGCGTGATCGTCGGCGGTGGTGTCGGCATCCTCCGGATCCCCCTTGGTGGCGTGCGGCAGATCCGACAGCTCCCGGTACAGATCGGTGCAGGTCGAGAAGATATGCAGGCGCGGGCAGGTATCCCAGCCCTGGGCACGGTGGTGCGGGCAGGCCGGCGCCTCTGCCAGATACGACCGGACGCGCTGCCATCCCGCTACCCGGCCGCCCTTACCCGCCTCGGTCAGCGCGACCCCGTTCTCCGCGTACACCGTGGCAATCGGCTTGGCGTCGCCTCTCGTTGCCCACATGGCGTCGTCCGCGTACCGGGCCGCAACCGATTCACCCTCGGCTTCTGCGGCGAGGACACGGCGCGCCTGCTCGGCTTCGCCGACATGTCGTTGGTACAGCTCGCGGTAAATCCACACACGGCCGTCTTCGTCAACTGCGGCCCACAGTACGGCCCACGGCGCCGAGTAGCCCCAGTCGATCCCGTTGTATCGCCGCCACGACGCGGGCAGCGGGACGGGGTCGACCACGTGCCGTTCACGGGACAGTTCGGGGAACATCATGCCGGCGAACACATCCCAGTCCCCGTCGAGGAAAGCCGCCCGGAGCTTTTCAGGCAGCGCCTTGAGGTCGGCGGCGTATTCGGGGTTGACGTGGGGGTTGTCGGCGAGCTTGGACGGGATGAACCGTACCGTGCGGCCCCGCTCGTCGGTGACAACGCTCGAACCGTAATTCGTGGGCTGGATGTAGCGGGCCTTCACCGCTCCATGACCGGGGCCACCGGGATTAGTGCCGGAACGGATTCCGAGGACCGGGATGTCGGACCGGCCGGACCGCAATCGGGATTCGAGGAAGCTACACACGTCGGGCGGGGTGAGGGTCCGCTCGTCGAAGATGAGCAGCTGGTACTGGCCGCCCTGCCGCCTCGAGGCGTCCTTGACGGACTCGGCGTACCGGAACATCAGCAGTGAGCCGTTGGGGAATCGGAGTTCGTACTCGGTGCCGTTCCAGGAAGCTCCCAGGGCACTGGCGTAGCCGAAGTTCGACAGCTCGGCCAGCAAGCTCTCGCGCAGTTCACCGTAGGTGCGGCGGAACGCCCCGACGCGGATGCCAGGATGACGGACGCATGCTCGGATGGCCTCGGCCATAAGCCCGACCGTCTTGCCCCCGCCGGCGCTGCCTCCGTACATGACGTCGAACTCGGCGGCGTCGTGGAAGATCTGCTGCTTCGGTGTGGGGACGTAGCCGAGCATCCCGAAGACGTCGATGTTGCGGAGGCGTTCAGTCTCGCGGTGCTGCTTCTCAGCCTGCAGTTCCCGGAGGCGGCGGAGCTTCTCCAATTTCGCCGTCAGCAGGGGTGACTGCGGCAGCTGCGAGCTCGGCCTCGAGGCGCTGGATCTGGGCGTCGAGGGCGTCAACGGTCAGCACCTCCAATTTGATGGCGCTGTCGAGGCCGAGCATGCGGGCTCGCCGGTCGAGGATTTTCAACGCAGCTTCGATGGCCCGGGGATCCCCTTCCATGGCCTTGGGCCAGATCGCCTTCTGCAGGGCGTCGAGCTTGGCGAGCTCGAGCTCCCGCCACGCCTCGATCGCCAGCCCTTCCTCGATGACGTGCTTCTCCAGCGCCCGCTTGACGTCGACGTACACAGCGCCCCGGGAGGAGTAGCCGAGAGCCTCAGCGATCTCCGTGTAGGTGTGGCCCTCGATCTTCATGCGGACGGCCCTGCCACGGCGATCCGCCGTCGCTGCCTGCTGAGCTTTCGAGGCCACCATCAGGAACCTCCCGTCCAGTGATCGGGCAGTACCACCCTGGTGGATTCGGGATCGACGGGTGGTGCCGGTTCAGGGGTACAGTCGCAGCCCGGCAGGTGTACAGGATTCGGTGCGGTACAGGTGCTCTGGTGGATAAGGGCTGCGGCGTCGAGGCCAATGGCGTGCACGGCGCACGCGTACACCGGGGTGGTGCACTCCGCCGTCCGCGGCAGCGGGCCGAAGCCGGGGACTGGCTGCTCCGGGTCAGCGAGGCGGAGACGTTCATCGCGGCGTTGCTCTTCAAGGGCGAGATGCGCGGCGAACTCGGCGCTGGTCAGGCGACGTTGCCAGTGCACCACAGCCCGCACACCGCACAAGCCGCACACCAGGCCGGCGGATACCAAGGAGATCTGCTCAGGTGCTGGGACGGCCATAGCCGATGCCTCCATCGCGTTCAGCTCCAAGTCCATCCGCGGGCGTAGTCGATATCCATCTGTGCCCACGAATTGCGGGCGGCGGAGTCGCCGTTGAGCGCTGATTCGTTCTGGATGTCCCAGTTCATCGGCACGTCTGGTACGCCCCGGGCGGTGTGGGCGACGAGCCGTCCGTCGAGGTAGAAGCGCAGGTCTCCTGGCCGCCATTCGACGATGGAGGTGTGCCAGGACGTCCACCGGGCCCCGGTGTCGATGGCCACCTGTTGCCCACACGTGGAGGGATGGGCGAACACGGCGACGGTGCCGGTCCATTCCAGCTCGGGAAAGTCGACCTCGCTGCACCCGTCGTCGTCCACGGGCCACAGCAGGTGCGCGGACTTGTACCCCACGGCGGCCTTCGAGACGCGCCAGCGTTCCTCGTACCGCCCGTACCTCTGCCCCATCAGCTTCTTGGGCACCACCGTGGCACTGTGCACGGAGCCCGATGGACCGCGCCACATGCGGATGTGGAGCTGTCCGCCGGATACCGACAGGGTGGTCACCGGGTCGTAGTAGCCGCCGACCGGGTAATCGCGCTGGGTGGCCGTGTCGGGCCAGCCCGCGGGGTACGCCCACCAGTTCGCGCGCATCCTCCCCGACAGGCCGCCGCAGTACGCCTGCGGGGTGTCCACGGCATGGTCGCAGTCCGAGAAGGCCCCGCGGGCGACCGGGGTGTTGAAGTCGTCGGAGAACCTCAGGCGCCAGCTCGGCGCCGCTGCCCGTGCCGGGATGATGCCGGCGGCCAGCAGAGCGACGACAGCCAGAGTAATGGTGGCGAGGCGGCGCATGAATCACCTCGCGTCCGGGACTAGATAGTCAAAGAGCGCCTGTGGTCCCGCACCAGGTGCAGCGCCTGCCGCCGGGCCCGTAGGCGGGGACGAGGTGCCAGTCATGGAGGCCGAGGAGATGGCGCAGCTTCCGGGTCGTCTCGTACAGCCAGAGCCAGGTTCCGTATGTGCGGGGTACTGGATCCTTCTCGTCGCCTGACCACGGGCAGGGAATCTTGAGGGCAGTGGGTCGATCAGAGTCACCGGCAGGCACGTCGTCTCCTGCCTTCTGGTCCTTTGGGTGGTCCGCCCGGCCGCATTACCGCGACCGGGCGGACCGTGGGATGCGCGCCGACGGGGGTCATCGAGGCGTGTGTCCCGGCCTGCCCCCACTGGCAGGCATTGATCCTCGCGGGCGGGAGCTGCCGCCATGGTGCTCGACCAGCCCGCGAGGAGATCAGGCGGCGGTTTTCTTTGGCCTGCCTGCGGGGGATTTGCTGGCTTCGATCACGGTGGGCAGGTGGAACTGGTCGCCTGCTTCGCCGCGCAGTATGGGTTCGATCTTCTTGCGGGTGACCCAGACCCGGATCGTGCCGGGTTTCACTCCGGCTGCCCGCGCGGCTTCCCAGATGTCGCCGAGCTGGTCCTGCCGCTCAATCTGAGCGGCGTAGACATCGAAGCCGTCAGGGTTGGGGTGGGCGACCATGCGACCTCCCCGGGTACGCAAAAGCCTCCACCGGTACTGTCACGGTGGAGGCCAAGGAGTGCTCTTGCGATGCGTGTTCCAGCATCAAATCGATAGATTACATTTCAGTTGACGACTTGACAACCTCCTCAGCTCGTTGACGGATACTGACAGATCAGGGCACTCCGACCGCCAACACAGAGGATTCATATGGAGTATGAGTTCACGTTCGTCGTGGACGGAGCGACTGTCGACGACACAGCAGTCGACCGCCTTCCAGATGAGCTGGATGCCATCCTCTCCCGGGCCGGCGGTCAAAGCCTCCTCGGTATCTCTTCCCATGGGGACAACGCTGTCGAAGCCGCGCTCTCCGTGGCCTGCATCGCTCGCGACCTGGTTCCCGGCCTGCGACTGCTGCGACTGGACCGCGATCTGGTCGGAGTGCAGGAGATCGCCGAGCGAACAGACCGCTCACGTCAGAACGTTCATCAGTGGGCAACTGGCTCACGCCTCGCCGACAAAGAGCCCTTTCCCCGGCCGGAAGGCACCGTGGGCCGGGCGCATGCCTGGCTCTGGAGCGAGGTGAATGACTGGCTCCGCCAGCACGGCCTTGACGACGGAGTCCTCCACGCGACTCGGCGCGAGATGACACGGATCGACTGCATCCTGGCCAACAGTCTGAATTCCTAGTACTGCTCGGCGTGTTCGGCCTAGCCGATGGCAGCAGTAGACCTGACCGGGGAGGCGGTGCCCTCCTGTGCTCGTCGCAGACCGCGCCAGGCATCCATGCCGACCCATTCGGTGCCGCAGCTGCCGCAGCGGATGCGGTGGCTGGCCGCGGACGCCGTGAGCTGAGCACAGCACGGCCGGTCGTCAAGGACGGCTGGGCAGAGCCCGACGTGGACGTGCCCGGGTTTCCGGTCGCCGGGCAGGGCGGCGGTGCATTCGGCGTGGAGGCGGCGGATGTCCTCGACGTCCTGGTCGACGGACTCGTAGCCGTCGGCAGCCCAGGGCAGGTTGTTGAGCAGGAATGCCACGTGGCCGGGTACCGCCTCCGTCGGGCTTCCGCGCCAGGGTGCGATAGCCCACTGGAGCTCGGCTCGCCAGGCGTCCTCGATGTCCCGGAGCCGGGTCGCGACCCCGCCGGCCGCGACGAGGGAAAGCACCTCGAGGCGGGGCGGGATCGGAGGAACACGAGATCCGGAAGTCGCGGCGCCGGGCCGCCGGGCCCCCCGCATCAAGGATGCTGTGGTGTTCAGCTGAGCGAACAATGCGGGGAGCTCAGCGAGGCGGGTGGCCGTCCGGCTCTCGCACGGCCGACAGGCCTGTCTGCCGAGTTCGGTGTGCCAGAGTTCGCGCCCGCAGGCCGAACAAGTCGGCCACGCATACCCGGAGTCGTCGGTGGTGGGGTTGTGCACGATGGGCTCCTCGGCGGCAGTGGGACCGTAGGGCATAGCGCTACCCACAGTGTGCACCGACACGACAGGGAACCATCGGGACGCGCGCCGAGGTCAGGTGACGTCGCCGCGACCACCGCGCCTATTCAGGGCCCCGGGCACCAAGGCCGAACCAAGTGCCCACCAAGCACTGGCATAACACCTGGCCCCCGCCGTACCGGCAGCGCAATGGAGGAGTAGCTTCGCAGCGCCGTTGTCACATCACCACGGGGGTCCCATGAACATCCGCCGTACCCAAGCCGCCTCTGCTGCTGCCGTGCTGCTGGTCCTGTCGCTGGCCGGCTGCTCCAGTTCCTCGTCGAGCGACAGCAAGAGCCACAACACCGCCGCCGCGGCGGACCTGCATGCCGAGTCCGCGGCCAGCAGCTCCATCCCGACCGGACCCGGGCCACAGTCCAAATACACGGTCCAGAAGCAGCCCCCCGCCGGGACGTGTCACTTCCGGTACACGGCGAGCAAGGAACCGCTCGAGGATCTCAAGTGCACGCCGGGAGCGCTGAATCCGAAGGTCACCCAGGCCACGCTGAAGAACACCATCTGCAACCCGTCCGGCTACACCAAGGGCATCCGCCCGCCGGTCTCGATCACGGGCCCGGAGAAGACAGCCAACGCCAAGTCCTACGGCTACACCGGCTCGTTGCATGACGCCGAGTACGACCACCTCGTCAGCCTCGAACTCGGCGGCGACCCCAACAACCCCCGCAACCTCTGGGTCGAGCCCCCATCCCCCGGCCACAAGCCCGGCGGCGGCCCCAACAACCCCAAGGACACAGTCGAGACCAAGCTCCACACTGCGGTCTGCTCCGGCAAAACCCGGCTCGCCGACGCCCAGCAGGCCATCGTCACCGACTGGACCACCGCACTCACCAAACTCCGAATCAGCAAGTAGGGCGTCGGCCTGAGCGGCCGGTCGATCAGTCAGAGCGTCCCAGACCCTCAGTCCGGGATCTTTGCGCGGCCAGCGAATGAGCATCCGGCGCGGGCAAGGTCCGGACACAGCGGTTGATCATTGGTTCATGTGCGACTTGCCCCACCAGCTGGTGTGGTTGGTGATGTTCTTGGTGACGTTGTGCGTGACCGTCGTGCCGCCGCGGAACTGTGCCGCGAGCAACAGCAGGACAAGAACCCCGAGCCCTAGCCCGCCGGCCGCGGCCGCGTTGATGACCTCCGACAAGCCCCACCCGGCCCCTGCCGCACACGCCCCGGCCCCGACGAGGCGTTGTGCGATCGGGTCGATCACCGAGCGCGGGGTGAGGTCACGGGGCTGGTACACGACGGGCTCGGCGTGGGCTTCGAACACGGGAATCATCAGCCCGCCGTGTTGGGTGTAGCCGACGACCCGCCGGTCCTCCATGGGTATGGGCAGCGGTGCGGGCTGGTAAGGGGCGAGTTGCCGCCTGACCGCGGGATGGGCGGCCTGCTGGTAGTCGACACTGGTCGGCCAGCCGGGCAGCGGCTCAGGCAGGGAGTTCACGGCGGTGGGAATCCTTTCAGGCGGGCTGGGCGGTCAGAGACGGAAGCGTCCGGGCCGGCGGGTTTCCCCGAGCCGGCCGGTGTCGATCAGTTCGGTGATGTGGGCGGCGATCCAGGTGCGGGAGCGGCCGATGCGGGGTGCGGCGTTGACGAGGTCCGCGGCGGTGATGTGGGAGCGTCCGGCGATGCGGTGTTCGGTGAGGAGGGCGTTGATGACGGTGGCGGCGCATTCGGGGGTGGAGTGGCCGGGTTTGTTCTCGGCGACGTCGTCGTGGAGGAAGGCCAGGACGCGCTGGTGCTGGCGGGCGGTGATGTTGATGGTGGCGGCGTATGCCCAGTCGGGGGGCTGGCGTATGTCCAGGCGGACGGCGGTGGGTGCGGGGTCGGCGTCGATGGTCGCCCAGTTCCGGAGGGCGGCTGCGAAGACCCGCGCCCGGGTGCCGTCTTCCTTCTGTTTCATGGCGGTTTGTCTCCATTGACAGTCAGCACGGTGTCAGAAGAGGTGTCAGCTCGCGCGCGCACGCGCAGTGACCTAAGAAAAAGGGCCTCTCGGCCGGGGCTGACACCCCTTCTGACATGTCAGGGGTGTCAGCTCTGCACGATTTTGGTGTCAGTGCAGGTCAGAGGGGTGTCAGCTCCGGGTAGAGGAGCTTGTAGACGCCGGGCTGCCCGGTCTCCTGGAGGTGGATGCCCTCGTCGGCGAGGTCACCGAGCTTCTCCGAGACCCAGGCCCGCGAACGGCCGATCCGGGACCCCTTCCCATAGGGGGCGAAGTCCTTCGGGCCGACCGTCTCACGGTCCTCCCCGCGGTACTCGGCGAGCATGGCCACCAGCTCCGCCCACGCCTCCTCGGGCGCCCTCTCCGCCGACACCGGCGCGGGCGCCTGTGCGAACGCCCAGACCTGGCCGGCCTCGACGGGCGGGAGCTCCTGGTCGGCATCGACGTCGGGCACTGGCCCGTCGTCGTCCGGGTCCGTGCCGACTGCTGCGTTGATCTCGCGGTCGACCTGCTGCTCCAGGAGGGCCCGTTCGGCGGCTTCGGTGTCTTCCTTGGTCATGACGATGGACTCCTTGGGCTGGGTGCCGGGGCTGGTGCCGTTGCTGGTCAGGACGTCGTCGACGGTGAAGAAGGGGCGGTTGGCGTAAGCCTCCCCGGCGGCGTTGATAGTGACGGCTCCAGCGTCGGTCTTGGGAGCGATGGACAGGACGGCGGTGATCTCTTCGTCGGTCGGGGGGATGAAGGTGCGGGCCTTCATCGGGTAGCGCTCCTCGTCGACGCCGGGGGCGACGAGGTAGTTGTAGCCCGGCTTGCGGTTCTCCCACGCTTCGGGGCGGGCGCCGGCGTCGCGGACATCGTCGGGCAGGGCCATGTCGGCGGTGGTGGCCCCCTTGACGCCGAAGCAGAGCACCCCGCCGAGCTGTTCCCGCACGTCAGTGGGCATTGAGGTGGACGACGGGCGCTGGAGACTGATGATGACGGAGATCCCGGCGGAGCGTGCCTCCATCACCAGGCCCTCCATCTCGGTGCCGTTGCGGAAGAACTTCGCGGCCTCCTCGATCCACACGATCATGTACGGAATGCCGAGCTGGTCAAAGGCGCCGGGAGTCCAGTTCTTGAAGCCCGCGACCCCGAGGGCGTCTGCACGGGCGGTGATGACCTGCGACAACGCGTCGATCATGCCGTTGCCGCCGGCCTCGGTCAGCTCGACCCAGTCCATGAACGGCAGCATCGGGCCGAACGTCTGCCGCCCCTTGGACGGATCGACCCCCCACACGATGGCATCGCACCTGGTCAGAGCCTCAATGACCGCGAGCTTGAAGCCCTCGGACTTGCCGGAGCCGTTCATGCCCGCGCCCAGGAAGTGTGTGCCGTTGCGCTTGGTCTGGTCGTCGTAAGGGAACCAGAACCGCTCCAGCTCGCCGTCCTCGTACAGGCCGATGACGACCTCGTCGGTGATGGAACCGCCGAAATGGGACGGGCCGGGCCACGCGGTGCCATCGGTGAGAACGTCTTTCGGCACGAGGATGATCTGGCCCTGGGCGGCATTCTCGGGATCGGCCTGGATACGGATCGCGTTGGGGGAAACGCCCAGTTCAGAAGCGATCGAGTCGATGCGGCGCCCGACCTCGGCATTGGTGATCTCACCGGGTGCGAGCTGGTACGGGGCGGTGACCTTGTTCGGCTCGACCTTCGGGGCCCCGCGCAGCGCTGCCTTGGCGTTCCCCAGGGCCTTGACCAGGACACCGGTCTCGACGGCGCCTTGCTGCCCGTCCCTGGCCGCCTCCGGGTTGATGCGCAGGGCCTGGCGGATGTTCCAGCCGCCCGCGGCCACCGAGCCGCCGATGACCAGGGCGGACAGCAGGCCCGGGTCGAGGGGGTCCGTGACCGTCCCCAGGAGCAGGTACGTCGTCCCTGCGGCGGTGGAGATGGTGGCGTGGATCCGGCGCGCGGCCTTGGTTCCTTCGCCGGCCCACCAGGTGGCTGCGGTGAGGACCCCGGCCGCCACGGTCAGTCCGACCGCGGCGACCGGGGAATCGCCCCACAGAGCGTGGGTGGCGACGGTGGCGGGCAGCTCGGCGGCGACAACCATCCACGGCCGGCTGCGGGGGTGCTTGGCGGCCTTCCGAAGGTCGGCCTTGAGGCTGTCAGCCACGGTGTCACTCCTGGTGTCAGTACAGGTGTCAGGCGGTGTCAGTGCAGGTCACGGCTGGTGTCAGCGCCAACCGAAATTGCGGGCGGAGCGCTGCTGCGGACGCGCCTTCCCGATCTTTCGGAGTTCCGACTCGAACTCGCGCTCAAACGTGGCGTAGATGCTGGCGGAGTACTTCTGGATCGCCTTCTCCGCCGCCGCGACCTTCTTCAGCCACCGGGTGACACGCCGGGCACGGGCCCGCGCACCGCCCAGACTGCCGCTCAGGTCCGGGATCGTGCGCAGGATGGCCTCAAGATGATCGGCGTCCATGGCCCGCTCGGTGGCACGGTTACGCGCCTCCTTACGCAGGTGCTCGCAGAACGCGCGGATGTCCTCGTTCGACATGAAGTCCGAACCCGGCACCCCGCCCTTCGCGCTGGCGCCCACGGTGGACTGCCCGGCGGTGCCCCCGCCGCCTTTCTGCATGCTGATGTTCAGCGTCGGCGAGAACCCCCCGCCGTTCTTCGTCTTCGTCTTGTTCACGGTCGCGGCACGCTGCTGCCGCCGCTCCTCGAAGGTGTTGCCTCCGGGTGCACTAGCCGGTGTTGCCATGGCGTTCTCCTGGTGTCAGTCGAGGGTGGGCAGTTCAGTGCGATCGAGGATCTCCGCGCGGACGGTTCAGCTTCCGGTGATGGCGCGGACGTTGGGCTGGCCGAGCGCGGCGAGCGCCGGTTCGTCGGCTTCGATGGCGTCGCGGACGCGCTGGCACGACGACCGCGAGATGTCCTTGGGGGCGAGCTTGTCGGCGACGAGCGCGTCCCGGATGTCGGTCCATTCAGGACGCTTGCCAAGCTCGTCGTACAGGCGGCGGACACGCTCACGGCGGCGTAGAAGCACGGCCTGCTTCGCCTGACGCGGGGTCTTTCGTTCAGTCTTGGTCCTGGTCGGCCTGGCCCCGATGCCGGTGCAATGCTTTGGCCGCTTGCTCGCAACGAAGTGCACGACATCTGGTGCAAGTTCAAACCACTCGCTGTCGGCGACGCGGTGCTCAGCGAACTTTGCGTGCAGGGCCCGTTCCAGTTCGGCGCCGCCGTTCAGGAGCAGCAGGACGGCATCGTCGCGGAGAGACAGCGATCGAACGCGACTGAAGATCGATTTGGTGAACCCGATCTTCACCCGGCCGCCGTTCGCCAGGAAGTACACCAGCACCGAGTGCGGATCCACCGTCGGCATCGGAGCTGCCTGGGCCTCGGCCAGCATGAGCGCTGCCCTGGGCTCAAGCGCTCGCCCAGAGATCAGCGTGTCCCGAAGAGCTGCCGCCAAGGCTTCCTGCACCACCGCAGCAGCGACCGTCAGCTTGTGTTCGTCGCAGAGGCGCACGGGCGTCAGCAGCGTCGCGTTCCGTGCGCACGGGCCGTCGTCATGCAACGCTTGGCACAGGGTCTCGTTCATGGATGGCTCCGGCTTCTTTAAGCGGTCTGGGTCTCGCGGTACCGATTTCGGGCGGTCTCAAGCCGACGGGCGGCAGTGGCCTTGGATCGGCCCGTGGTCTCGATCGCGTCGTCCAGTGAGACCGTCAGCGTGCCGCCTCGCTCCTGCATGAGAGCGACCAGTTGCGAGATCTCGGAGTCGATGTCGCCGATGGGTGAGACCTTCTTCGAGCGGGTCTCACGGGGCTTGGTCTCACGCCGCCGCTGCACCTTCTTTTTGGTCTCACGGCGAGCGGTCTCACGGCGCCGGTTCGTGGTCTCACCGGAGGTCTCATTGCTGGTCTCACCAGGCTCCAGAGCGGGAGCGGTTGAGACCTCCATACCGGTCTCAACCCGTTTGGTCTCAACCCGCTTCACGCTCAGTGCTTCCGCAGTCCCATGTGAGACCACGGCATGGTCGGTCTTACGGCGGCGTTCGCGGCGGGGCCGGACGATCTTGTGGAGCCGCCACATCACGAACGGTGCGATGGCCGCGACGCCGACGAGGAGCCACCACTCCGGGCGCCCGCCTCGGACTCCGAACAGACCGGCCGCGGCGAGGTGGTAGATGGCGTTCGCGGCGACCATGAGGATCAGGGCGGCGCTCACATCACGGTGCCGCCGGAGCGCCTGGACGACGTACACATCGATGCCGAGCGGCAGCAGCCACGCGATCACTGGAGGCCATCCGGCAAGCTGCGCGAGCTGGAACTCGCCGGACGCTGTCAGACCGACGACGGCGCTCAGGGCAACACGCGGCGACCATTCGTCGATCTGCTTGTCGCGCCGCGCTTTTGTCGCATCCTGCTCGCTGAGCTTTTCGCGCGCTCGCCGTACTTCCTCGGTGGCGACCTTGGCCTCGGCCTGCGCCGCGCAGGCCAGGCTCTGAGCCGTTCCTTCTGCCTGGCTCACGATGCCGGCTGCCTCTTTCCGGGCGGCGGCCAGGTACTGCTCGGCTTCGGCCCGCCCCCGGGCGACCGCGTCGGCGGTGATCCCGGCCGCCGACTCCTGCACCTCCTTGCGTTCCGCGGCGACCCTGGTCTTCTCGGCTTCAAGTGCCTGCGCGTTCTCCCGGGCTGCGGCGAGCAGCTCGTCGGCCTCGCCGCGGGCGCGGGCCAGCAGGGCATCGGCCTCTTCGGTGAGCTGGGCGGCCCGCTCCTGGCTGAGCCGTACCGACCGGCGGCCGGCCTCGACCTCCTCGTCGAGGAGTGCCGTGACCCGGCCGCGCTCGTCGATGGCCTGCTGCTTGCGGCGTTCGGCCTCGTTCGCGGCCGCCTCAACCTCGACCCGCAGGGCAGCGGACTCGGTGCGGAGCTTGGCGGCCTCGGCTTCCGCCGCGGCGAGGATGTCGTCGGCAGCGGTGCGGGCGCGCTGCACCACCACGGCAGCGGACGGCGGCGGCCACTCGATCGGACGGGGCTCCGGCAGGGGCACGGGCTGGTTCACGGTTCCTCTCCGAACAGACGAGTCAGTGGGTGCGGGCAAAGAGGGCGTAGAGGGTGAACACGATGAGTCCGGCGAGAGCGAGCAGCGACAGCACGTAGACCACGGCCGTCACACCCCTTCAGGGCGGGGAACGGCCCGGCACTTCTCGGCGTGCGCGTGCGCCTGTTCCTCGGCGTAGATCAGATTGGTCCCAGAATTCAGGCTCTTCGAACCGCACGCACGGCAGCGGTAGATGTTGTTCTCGTGATACTCACCTCCGCCGACCACATCGACGGTGATCGAGGGGTCGCGGAGTGCTTCGCCGGCGCGGGTCAGGTACCGGGCGATGACGCCCTTCGGCCAGGCGGCAGGCCTTTCGGCCCAAACGGCGGGCTGGGACATGAGGACTCCTACGTTGCGACGGCTAGTGGATGTGGCCGGTGATCAGCCCGGCGATGAGCAGGCAGAACACGACGATCGGGGCGAGGAGACCGACAAGACGCATGGCCGTTCCTTTCCGGAGTCAGAGTGAGAGTGCGAGGACGGCGGCCGTGTTGAGGAGGACGATCGCCGTCTTGAGGAGACGGCCGGCCCGGCCGAGGGCCCGGTACTTGTCCGTCGCGATGCGGGACAGCACCCGAGTCTCAGCAGCCGGGTCGCCCGCAGCGATCAGCGCCGGGATCCGGTCCGGGGCGGTGGTGGCGTAGTGCAGGAAGTTCGCCCGGGTCGCGAACCCATCGAGGCGGGGCAGCACCACGTTCAGCAGCTGCCACAGGGCGGCCACGATCGCCACCACCCCCGCCACCGCAGGCACCACCACGACGACGGGCTGGTGGAGCAGCGTCGAATGCGCGCGGTCCACCAGCAGCGGAACAGCGATACCGGCACCGGTGATCGAAGCGCCGAGAATCGTGGCGCCCAGGAAATTCGCGTTACGGATCTGCTCCTGAACACCCGCCATCTCCCGGAGCACTTCCTCGGTGAGAACACATGCGGTGCGAGGATCTGTGGTGGTCACGCGACCACCTCTTCAGACTGGGACATTCCAGCCTCCTTCAGGCATGGAGGTGCCAAGGACGCGGCACCCAAGAGAATTGATCAGAGCTCTGACGGCTCTCCTCACCGCCGGTACGAGACCGGCGGGTCGGGCAACAGGTCAGCAGACCGACCAGCGGCCACCACGCGGCCGGATAGACCCGCCGGAGAACACAACCTCCCCGCTGCCGACAGCGACGCAGCCGTACTCCTCAAGGGCATTCAGCGCCTTCGCGATCTCGTCCGCTAGGACACGCGCCTCCTGCTCCCGACGACGCAGCTCATCCGCACTACCGGTGAACATCTGCACCCCAATCCGGCCGGGCTGTCCGGCCACCGCACCCCACGCCCTTCCGGCACGCGGAGCACAGTGAACGGGCAGTTCAGTGGCAGATGCGGCGGTCCGGATGGCCGCAGCGCATCGCGTGCGACCGGGCGGCGAGTGCCGCGTCCTGCCCGTCGGCGTAGTCCTCGCCGTTGGCACCGCACCCACAGGCCCACCCGTACCGGCCACCCGGCCGCAGACCAGACGACAGCGGGAATCCCCGGCGGGAGCGACCCACGTAGTCCCGCGACATCACGCCGCCTCGGCGGAGTGCTCGTGGATCGCGATCAGCTCGTCGAGGACCGGTTGCGCGTCGGGATTCGCCAGGTCGTAGGTGCGAGCCTCGGCCAGCGCCCCGTCGACCGCGACCTGATCGAAAGCAGCCGACGCGGCGAGGAAGCTGGCGATCAGCTCGGCCCGCACGGCGGCCTCCGCGTCGACGACTTCCGCTTCCGACGGCCACAGTGCGTTCCGGGCGTCGATGATCTGGGCTCGGCGCCGCATCTCCTCCAACGGCGTCGGAAATGAACGGACAGTGGTGTTCTCAGGCATGGTCGTACTCCGAATCGTGTGAGTGGAGCAGAGGAAGAGCAGGAGGAGGGAATGCGGTCAGACCTCGTTACGGTCGAAGGCGAAGAACGCCACGTTCGCCTGCTGGAACTCGGGACGGCTCTCGACGACGTGCTGCCGGATCGCCAGATACGCGTCCTGCCGAGTCACTCCCTCGGGCGGGTTGTACGTGCCGTGGCTGGTGAACTGCATACGGCCCGGAACATCCAGCGTGATGAGGAAGAAATGCGTCCCCTGCGGCTGCTGTGCAACGGGTTCAGGCATAGCGGTGTCCTTCCAGGTCAGAGGAAGTCGGACTCGTCGAGATCATCGAGGTGTTGGTTGGCCCAGCTCAGGAGGACGGCCCGCTCGGGATCGCTGTCGGCCAGGCCGAGGGCGTCGGCCAGGTAGGTGGCGGCAGAGCTAAGGGAGTCGGCATCGTCCTGGAAGTGGCTGGACAGGCCGAGGCCGAGGATGCTGGCGGCTCGCTGTACCTGCTCGATGAAGTCGGGGAGGTCGGTGGCGACCGTCTGCTGGGTGATGTTGGCGACGGTCTGACCGTGATTCGCAATGACCCGGTCGACGGTGACGAGGCGGGGCGTTGTGGGCATGTCGGACTCCTTCGGGTTAGCGGTTGCGGATGCGGTCGATCTCCCGGGCCTCGGCGAGCAGGCTCCCGGCGGTCGGGCGCACGTGCCTGTCCTCGCAGTCCTCGGCCCAGGACTGGTGTGTCCAACAGGTGCTGCGATCATCGGCATGCATTCCGGCGTCCTCACGCCGGTTGTCACGCTCGATGGCGGCAGCAAGCTTCTTGTTCACAGCGGTGTCCTTCCAGGTGGTCGTGCCGGGATGGAACAGAGCAGGTGCGGCTACAGGGAGCCGCCGGGAAGCCGCTGCGGCAACGGCTCCAGCACATCGGTACGGGACTCGGCACGACCGTGCTGCGGCTCAGGCTCAGTCGTTGGCATGACCGCCGCCATTCACCGAAGCGTTGTGAGCGGCCTGGACCGAGTCATCCAGAGCGAACATGTGACCCAGACGCTCAACCTGCGCCCGCGACAGCTTTACGAACACGGCCGCACCCGACTCCGTCACAATCTCCAGACGAGCCACCACCGCAGACCCCGGCACCGACGTCGTCCTCGACCAGCCCTCCACCACCGCCAACAGGCGCTTCAACGGGGCCATCACACCCACCCCCGGACCGGCGGCTGAACCGCGAACCGGGCCGCATTCGCCAGCGCATCCCGCGCCGCCACCTGGAACACCGGCAACGACGGCCGATTCGGATGACCCGGCTCCTCAGCAATCACCGCAATACGAGCCAACAACGCATCAGCACGCCGCTGCTCCGCCGCAGCCACACGCGGCCTCGGCAAGAACACCACCATCACCACCCCCGCGACACGATCACACGACGACGAGCAGCCGGCTCCGACGGAAGCGGAGACAGGCGGAGCGCAGGCGCTGCGATCGTGCGACGGAGAACCTCATCGGAACGCGAGGTCGAAACGGCGGGGCGAAGGAAGCTGGGCTGCCCTACGGCAGAGGTACTACGCTGGGACACAGATCTGCCCTCCAGGATTGGGGTTCGGGTAGATCCGGCCCCGGTCAGGCGTAGCCGCGCCATTACGACCGGGGCCGCTTTGTCGTTACAGCGAGAACCCTACCCTATGGCAGGGGTTCTGCACTATGGTTAGGAGCGAAAGGTGAACCCGGACCGAGAGGAGACCCCTGTGCAGGCGGCCTACGAGCGCATCGCGGCAACAGTGCGCGATGCGATCGAGCGGGGCGAATACTCGCCCGGCGCTACGCTGCCGTCTGCCAAGGAACTGGCCAAGGCCCACGGGGTGAAGTCGCAGGAGACAGCCCTCAAGGCCCTTCGACTGCTGGAGACAGAGGGGTACCTCACGATCCAGCACCGAGTCGGTGCGACGGTGCGCCATCGGCCAAACATCCGGACCGTAGTCCGCGACCGTCATGCCTACCGCGACGAAATCGGTTACTTCTTCGACCAGGGCGCGAAGGAATGGCGAGCCATCGGCGCCCCGACACGTGGCCTTGCCGTACCGCCGCGACACATCGCCGACCTGCTCGGCGTGCCGCACGACGAGAACACTCTTGTCCGCGACCGGGCGATGGGCCCAGAAGGATCCCAGCGCCCTCTACAGATCGCCACCAGCTACATCGCCTTGAGCCTCGTTGCAGAGATCCCTGCACTCGGTGCCGAGAAGGCCGGCCCTGGAGGCATCTACGACCGGATCGAGGAACACTTCGCGGGTCCCATCGAGTGGAGGGAGACGATTTCTTCGCGACTCCCGGATGGTGAGGAACAGAACCGTCTCGGCATCCCGCCAACCGTCCCGGTGCTCGTTGTAACTCGGGAGTCGCGCGTCCGTCGTGGCAACGAGGAGGTGATCGCCGAGGTGAACGAGACACGCATGGCTGCCGAGCAATTCGCTGTCTCCTACACCGTTGAGAGAGATGCGACAGCTGCATGGCCGCGTGAAGAGCGTCCCTAGCTGAGGATCAACGGCCGGGTGGCCGGCGCCACCCGGCTGGAATCCGAGGCATCACGGATGCGCTGGCCCAAGAGTCCCAACTGTGGATGAAGGGAACTGATGAGCACTCCTGATGGAACCGATCGCACCGCGCTCCGCCGCCTCTACGATGTCAACGATCAGCCACCGCGCAGCAAGCTTGGGCCCAAGGCGCCGGTTAGCCCACATGCAGGCGCCCCAGGAAACCGCGGGCAGGTCCCTCACCCTCCAGTGGGCGACAAGAAGGCCAGCGAGTCTGCCGTCTACCGCCTGTTCGACTCAACCGGTCAGGTCTTGTACATCGGCATGAGTCGCAACCCGATGGCGAGGTGGGGAATCCATGCCGAGCAGCACTCATGGTGGCCGCGTGTAGCCACCTACGAGCTGGCTTGGTATCCGACCCGCCAAGAAGCTGAGGCGGCTGAGAAGGCCGCGATCAAAGCCGAGTCGCCGACATGCAACGTCGCGCATACCCCAAGACAGGGGCAGCGGATCATGGCAGCCATCCACCGGGAGACGTTCCGGCCACTCGCAGGCCACACCTGACTCCAGCAGAACGGCCGGGCTGTCATGATCTGCCCGGCCGCAGGAACCGACGGTCGTCACTCGGGGCGGAGGTGCCTGTGGAGGGATCGGCTCCGGTCGCATTTCCGTGGCCTCTGCACTTGGCTTTTCCTGAGACGCAAGTCCAACCCCCTAGCCGTCGCGGTCACGCTCAGGGGAAGGTGGTTGAGCGGCTCGAATCGGGGCTCGCTCGGATTTTACAGTTCAACTCGAAAACCCTGGGTCTAGCCGTTGCGTTGGCGCTTGTTAGAGGGTGCTGAGGGAGGGCCTCAGGTCACCCCGGCACACGAGTACGGCCGGGCGGTGTAGGAGCCGCCCGGCCGCAGTAACCAGCGGGGTCCAGCCCGCTGATCAGTAGTGATTCCGTCTCGTCAAAGGGGATTCACCGTGTCCAATGTACCGCCCTGCCCTGCTCCGGTGTCTGTGAGTGCGGCCACGATCACGCCCCAGCCGCCCGCGGCCTCGTCGCCTGTGTCTCCGGCCACGGTTCCGCCGCAGTGTCCCGCCGAGTCGGCCCCGGTCCCGGTCCGTGGCTCGTTCACGGTCCCTTTGATCACGGGCGGCGTGTTCACGGAATCGTGTCCGTCGGGCTGTACCCGCGATCACGCCCTGGATGCTCGCGGCGCGTTCCTGGAGGACCTGTATCACCAGTTCGGCGAACCGGTGTCGACGACGGTGCCGGTGTTCGATGCGGGTGACGGGACGGCTCCGATGCCGATTCTGGCGGCGCACATCCAGGTGGATCCGTATTCGTCGGAGGCTCGTCTCAGGGTGCCGCATGTGGTCCTGGAGCCGGCGCCGGATGACGTGATGGAGTGCTTGGATCCGGTGGAGCTGGGTGCGGTGATCGCGCAGGTGCGGGCGCACTGTGACCGGCTGGACGGGGTGCTGGCCCGGCTGGTGGCGGCGCGAGCGGAGTACGAGGGCGCGTGA